ACTGGGGCAGGCGTGCGTGTCTGCGAACTAACACCGGCGGTTGACATCATCACGCCGCTGGTGTACATTTATTCAGATCGGCAGCCGTACAGCGGTGCAGCGGATAGCGTCAAATCGCATTCCGGGTTATCGCAAAAAAACGGATGCTAATGTTTTCCCGCCAGCGATTGTATTGCGGCCGCGTCAAATCGCCAAGCCGGTATGGTTGCATAAACGGTTTTCTCGTGCCGTCAAATCGGCAGCCTGAAAAGCGCCCTGGTATTGTCTACAAACTACCAGCGGTAGGCTGTTCGCCTCTGCATTACTATCAAGGAAGTTTCGATGTTTGCTTCAAAAGAACTACAGGAATTGCGCGCTAAGTTGGTCCCACGTTTTAACGAGCTTCGCGAGAAGTCGCACGGGGATGACGGCTGGACTGATGAGGACCGGCAAAACTGGGAAAAGATCAACAAAGACTACGATAACCTCACAGAGCAAATCGAGGTAGCAAAGAGAACCGAACGCGTTAGCCAGGTGGAGCCTGACGAGCCCGAGCTCGTGGGGCTCGAGAAGGATCAGCGGCGAGACGAAATCGGCGTTGATCAGCGTACTGGTAAAGTTACGGACGAGACGCGAGCGTTGGCGCTTCGCGGGTGGTTTAAAAGGCAGCACACGGGCCACGACGCCAGTGACCAAGAGCAAGCGGCGGCACGGGCTATAGGTGTGAACCTTAACGACAATACCTATCCAATCACACTTCGAAGCGTTGCACCTAAGAATCTCGACGAGTGCAGAGCGCAAACGACCGGGACCGATTCCGCTGGCGGCTATGCGGTTCCGCAGGGCTTTGTTGATCGCGTCGAATTGGCGTTGCTGTCGTTTTCTGCAGTCCGGCAGGCGGGCGCGGAGGTGCTCCGTACTGACGCCGGAAACAAGCTAGAATGGCCGACGATCAACGACACCGGCAACACTGGATCTCTAGAGGGTGAAAACGATCAACTCGCAGAGACGGACGTAACTTTCGGAGAGCTGGAGCTCGACGCGTACATCATCAGTTCAGATATCGTACGCACTAGCGTTACTATGCTCGAAGATAACGCAATTAACTTCGCCCAGGTGTTAGGCGGGTTGCTTGGCGAGCGTGTAGCGCGTAAAGAAGCAGCGTTGCAGACGACCGGAACGGGGAGCAGCCAGCATAATGGCATCGTCACCGCTTCCGCATTGGGCGTCACCGCAGCCGGTGCGACGGCGATCACTGACACCGAGTTGGTTGACCTAGTGCATAGCGTAGATCCAGCATACCGCCAGACGGGCAGTTGCGGTTTTATGATGCACGACAACATCGCGCTTTACATTCGCAAGCTCAAGGATGGAAATTCGGTCTTCATCTGGGAGCCAGGATTGAAAGCGGGGACGCCCGACGTCCTGCTAGGCCATCCCGTGTACGTGAACCAGAACATGCAGTCGAGCGTGGCGACAGCTACCAAGACCGTACTGTTCGGGCACTTTCCAAGCTATAAGATCCGCGAAGTTCGGCAGGGTCGGTTCCGCCGTCTCGTTGAGCGATACGCCGAATATGATCAAGAAGCGTTCGTGTTCGTGCGTCGTAGTGACTCAGACTTACTCAACGCTGGGACGAGCCCAGTGAAGCACTTATTGCAAGCGTAACGTAAGCCGGGCTCTGTCCATGCGGCGGCCGCTACACCTTTCGGCGGCCGCCGCTGGGCGGTTTTTTGATAAGGGGGAAACATGCCAAGTATTAAGCTTCTGTGTCATAGTCACACGCCGGGCGCAACCGGCCAGATTGGTGACGTTCTAGATGTTACCGATGCAGTGTACGAGCATATGATCGCTATCGGCGGCGGTATTCCGGCAGCCGAACCACCAGAAACAGCCGCAGCGGACGCGGCGCCGGAAAATGCAGCGCAGCCAAAGCCGCGTCGTCGTCGGAAAAAGGCAGAAGAGTAAATGTTCTCGCTGGACGTGACAACAGGGCCGGACGAGGAGCCGGTGAGCCTGGCGGAAGCCAAGACGCATCTACGCGTAGATCATTCGGACGATGACACGTACATCACGACACTCGTAAAGGCAGCACGGCGGGCGGCCGAGGCGGTCACACGTCGGGCGTTGATCGACCAAACGTTGACGCTAAAGTTGTCGCGATTTCCGCGCCTAGGGGCTGATATTTTGTTGCCGATGCCACCGGCTGCGAGCGTAACGAGCGTTGCGTATGTCGACAAGGATGGCGCAACACAGACAGACTCGACGCCAGGGACGACTTACGACATCGACACAGACAGCGAGCCGGGACGGATTGCGTTAAAGCATGACCAGAGCTGGCCGACGGCGCGGGACCAGCACTTGCCGGTCACCGTGGTTTACCAGGCCGGGTGGACGGACGCTGCGTCTGTCCCTGAGACGATTAAGCAGGCGATGCTGTTGATGGTCGGCCACATGTACGCAAACAGGGAAAGCGTAATCACTGGGATAGGTAGCAAAGAGATCGAGCACGGCTGGCGCGCCTTATTGAGTGCGGAGGAATTTGGCGCCGGGTTTAATTTGTTCGAACCGTGGGGGCCGGAATAGGTGGGTATACCGGCAGGGCAACTCGATCACCGCATTACGATAAAAAACGCTGCTTATGCTGCGGATTCCGAAGGGCAAATGGTAGCTGGCGCGCCGGTAGATGTCGCGAGCGTCTGGGCAAAGAAGCAGGCCGCGTCTGGCGGCGAGGCCGCACGGGGTGTGCGGGTCGAAGCGTCAGCAACCTGGTTGTTTACCGTTCGTTATCGCACGGACGTGACGCATGAGCATTACATCGAGGATAGCAACGCGGTGAAGTATGAGATTGTTCGTGTATACGATCCAGACGCCCGGGGTGTGGTGCTCAGGATCGAGGCGAAGGAGATGGCGTCATGAGAGTGGTGGATGTGACGACACGCACGAGCGCGGCGTTGAGCTTTTGGGTTAGCGTCACCGTGCCGTGGTGGGTTTTATTGCTTGCGTAACATGAGGTGTACGTCATGGCACCAGTGACAAAATTCATAGACGATGGCGGCAAGGGCACTGGCCCGCTCGTCACCGTCACCGGCGCGGCAGAGCTCAGTGATACGTTAAAGTGGCTCGGTCCTCGCATCACGAACAGGTTGGCGCGACGATCGATGCGGCGAGCTGCACGCCCCATACGAGATATTGCGAGAGCGAAAGCACCACGAAATACCGGCCGGTTGCGCAAGGCAATTAAAGTCGTCAGCATGAAGAAGAGCGTTAAGGGAGATGCGCAGTTTTTAGGGAAAAACGATATTGGCGTAAAGGTTGTTGTGCGTGAGACAGCCAAGGCGCTGGCGGGCAGTTCACGCGCGAAGGGCGGGATCGATAGGATGGTTGTTGCCCGGTGGGTCGAGCTTGGGCAAAAAAACCGGCCTGGTTATCCGAAGCAGCCGTTTCTAGGGCCGGCGGTAGAGGCTGGGAAGTCGGCCGTGATCCAGGTGTGGAAGCACGAAATGAAAAAAGCGGTACACGAGGAGGCGTCCAAGGCGCAAAGGAAGGCGCCCAAGGTGGATAAGGGCTCAACGGTTCGCCGAGTGTCGGCAGCGTCAGTCAGTAGGGCTCTATCAGTCTCCGGTTGATGGTAATGAAGGGGCGTAGATGAGTTTCACGAGTGACTTAGTTGCACACTTAAAAACCGATACGGACATCACCGACGTCGTGGGCTCTGGTGCGTCGGCAAGGATTCGCCCGATGGTATTGCACCAAAACGAGACACTGCCGGCGATTGTGTTAGACGATGTGTCAGGTTCGAGCTTTTCAAACTTGGCAGGCGCGAGCGGGCACGCCTCGACGATGGTAGAAATCGACGCGGTGGCAACGACGAAGGCGGCGGCGGAGTCGCTTCGCGAGTCGATCCGTAAGGCAATTCAGAACCATCGCGGGGCAATGGGGGACGTATTCGTTAGTGGCTGGTCATCCGTCGGGCGATCATCTGCTTACGAGGCGCCGACGGACGGTAAGGCTGTCGGAATATATAGGGCGGTGTTAACTGCAGAGTGTCATCATTCAGAAGATGCAACTTAGGAGCGGAGGGGAATCATGGCGGACTTAACAACAGGCACAGGGGCGACGTTAGTGATGTCGGGGGTGACGTTCTCAGGGAACGTGCGTTCGATAACAGGCCACACAGAAGAAGTGGAAGATATTGAGTTGGGAGGCTTAAGCATCACCGGCCATAAGGAGTACCTGGCGGGCGTGCTGACGGAGCCGGGTGAGTTTGAAGCAGAGTTTGAGCACGACACAGACACAGTGTTGCCCAGTGTCGGGACGACCAACACAATCACGGTTACGTATGGCACCGTTGGTTCTCAGAGCGCAGGATACAATGTTACCGGGACTGGCTACGTCAAGTCAGTGAAACACCCAGACTTGACGCAGGGTGATGTCCAGGTTGCCACTATCGGGTTTAAGTGGGACGGCAAAACAGGCCCCACGATCACGGCAGCATCTTAGGCCACCGAGCGGGAGGGAGTGTAAACGTGGAGGGAACTGTTGAGCTACGGCCACACGTCGGCTTGATGGCTGCACCCAGGAACGACCCAGCTGGGCGGCAAGTTATCGAGGTTGAACATGATCAGTGGTTGGTTTTTCTGAATGGGCGGCAGGTCGGGATACTGGGTAAGTCGCCAGGCTGTGGCGTCTGCTTTATCTCCCGGTATGACGCGGAGCTCACAGAGTACGTTCGAGTAGAGGCGGAGCGACTCGCAGGGCACCCAGTGGACAAGATTGCGCAGCCCGCCACGGATGGCGCCGAGTTCTTTGGTACGGCTGAGCCTGAAGATGACGACGAGGAGGACGACACTGATGGTTGATATCCTCGACAGGGAAGCAGTGTTAGCGAAGCGGCGGCGAAGCTATAAGATACTCGAGCTTCCCAGCGGTGGAACGGCGCGGCTGCAGTCACTGACGGAAAAGGAACGAAGCGAGTACGAAATGTGCGCGCTAGATAAGCAGGGCCGCCCAACGAAAACCGGGCTGGCTGATGCTCGCCGGCTGTTGATTGCGATGATGTGGGTTGACGCTGACGGCAATCGGTTATTCGATTCTGACGGCGATATCGAACACATCAAAGAGCTACCGGCAGCGGATGCCTCAGCAATATTCGATGCGTGTTTAGACTTTTCGGGGTTTGCCGATTCTGACGTTGAGGAACTGGTAAAAAACTAACGGGGCGGCAGCGGCGACGCTGCGCGTTTCAACTAGCGTGGCAGCTAGGCCGGGTGGATGTTGACGAGATGCTGGCCGAACTGTCGCCGCGGCAATTTGACGAGTGGTGTGCGTTTATGGCGGTGGAACGTGGCGCAACGTCACAGGATCGTGACCGGCAGGATTGGTATCGCGTGGCAAAGCTAACAGGCGAGCTCGTGAATACGATCATAGCAGTGTCGGCGGCCGTCGGCGGGCAAAAGCCAAGCACACAACACATGATACGTTTTGAAGACATTTTGCCGGATGAGTACAGAGACGAGCTACAGGGAGTGATCCCGAAGTCCAAGAAAAACACGCAAGACTCCCTGACAATGTTCATGCAGCAAGTAGGTCTGCCAAATGCCAACAATCGCTGAGCTGGCCGTCAATTTGATCGCGAGGACGGAGAAGTTCACGTCTAAAATGCGGGGCGCACGTCGAGACGTCGCGGGCCTGCAGGGGTCTGCGCGCGGTGCCGGCGGCGGGATGTCTATGTTAACGCGCGGCCTCGGTGGCGTGGCGGCGGCTGCGGCGGCTACAGCGGCGGCGGTGCGGGTTGTGACGTCTGAATTTGGGGAGCTCGACAAGCTCGCAAAAACTGGAATGCGGCTCAATATCGACGTCGAAAACCTGCAGGCGTTGAAGCAAGCCGGTGAGCTCGCTGGCGTCGGGTTCAATACAATGTCCATGGCGTTGCAGCGATCAACGCGGAGGATCGCAGAAGCAGCCGTAGGGACGGGCGAGGCACGCGGCGCGCTGCAAGAGCTGGGGCTGTCAGCAAGCAGGCTTAATCAACTGAGCCCAGATCAGCAGCTGTTGGTTCTCGCACAAGCGTTTGAGGGGGTCACAAATCAGGCGGACAAGGTCCGCCTTGCGATGAAGCTTTTTGATTCTGAGGGTGTGTCCCTCGTGCAACTGTTTGATCAGGGCGCGGGGAGCTTGCAACAATTTATGACGGAGTTAAAAAGCTCAGGCGAGCTACTAAGCGGGGAGCAACTCGACGCAATCCAGGGATACAACGACGCGTGGACTGAGGCGGGGGCTAGTTGGGATCGGTTCAAGTCACAGGTCGGCGTGGCGATCATCCCAGCGCTACAAGGGCTCTTAGCTATGCTGAATCAGATTATGGAAGGGTTCCGAATGATGGGGGCCGGCATCGGGGCGTTAGTCGCCAAAATCAAATCGATGCACAACCCGTTTAAAGGGACAATGAATGTCCTGGCGGACTTCCTGGAGGTGGTTGGCTGGAACCCGTACGGCCGCACTATGTTTACGACGATGGCCGAGGAGACTCGCGAGATAAAGGCAAACCTACCCGACATCCGCGAGGCGTCAACGTACGTGATCCCAGAGATGTCGCAACAGCAGGCAGATGCGCATTACGGGCGTTGGGCAGAGGAGCGATCAGAACAGACTCGGCGTGAGAGTCGCGAGCGAAACAAGCAGTGGGATCGTGAGAAAAAAGAACGCGACAGGCAGCGAGCGGAGGAAGAAAGGTTGACCGCGACAGCCAGGAGCATGACAGATTCCGTGCGCACGCCGTCGGAGATGTTGAAGGACACAGTGGCTCAGGCGTTAGCGCATTACCGAGCGGGTAGGATCAACGCGGAAGAGCTGCGGCGAATATCACAGAAGGCGTACGACACATTTAAGGCGGCGCGCGGGGCGTCTGTAGCGTCGGCGGATGGCACAACAGGTGCGGCGTTGCGCGGAACATCTGAAGGTTTTAGCGCGGTTCGAGCAGCGCAGCGTTATCAACGCGAGTTGATCAAGGCGGCACGAGACCAGCTGACAGAGCTGCAAACTATGAATCAGACGCTGCGAGACTTGGGTGCCTCGGCCAACGAGCATCACATTACGAATCCGCTGGCGTTCGCGGGGTGACAAAATGGCGGTAACTAACGTGGAACTGCAGCAGGCGGGGCGAGGCGGCTCGGCCGAGATGCAAAGCGGAATGAAGTACACCGCCGTGTACCGGGTGACGGTCGACAATGTAAACGACGGCCCGGCGGTCGTGCTGTATGCGAGAAATTTGCCGGCAATGGGTAGCACTTATTCGGTCGGGAAAGATCACGACAACGGGGCGGTTGCGAAAACAGGGACAGCGTCGCGGGTTCCAGGTTCGCCGTATCTGTGGGACGTGACGGTCGGCTGGTCGTCGATAGAGCCAGGCAAGAGACGGGACACGTACATTCACCCAGTGTACACACCGGCTCAGATGTCGATCACTAACCAATCCCGAGAAGTACCGGTAGAGTTCGCGTTCTACGCCGGCGGCTACAGCTACAATCCGTATAAGGACGGAACGCTAAACGTGGTGGCGTCGTCAGCGGGTGAACCGTTCGATCCTGGGCTGACAAAAAAGGTGTCAGATGTTTTGGTGCGGAAGTCGTTCAATACGTTTTACTTCCCGACACACGATTACAGCGCTATCGACCACATTAACTCACAGCCTATTGTGATTCGCGGGCCAGGGTATATGTCTTTACGCGTCGCCAGGCACGCAGCGTACCTGGACGCGATTAACGGAACGATCAACTACCCAGACAAAGGGTCGCCTTACTGGTCTGTTGAATATCAGATAAGCGTTAGGCTTGGCGACTCGTCGGGAGCGTCGGCCGCGGCCCGGACATGGGATGATATGGTTTTGGATCGCGGCGTTAAGTGCATAGCATCGCCGGGTGATTCAGACGGTTTGGGGGGGGAAGTCCCAGAGCTACCACCAGACAAGGTTTTTACGCGACCTTTTTATGACAAAGATCAGCGTCCCATCACAACGCCGATACTGATGGATGGTAAGGGTAAGGCGCTACAGCAGGGTAAGGCGCCTGTGTTCGGAACCTGGCAGAAATACCCACACGTAAATTTTAATAGCTTGCAGATGATGAGGCGGTAGACATGCCTGTAAACAAATGGGAAAGTACGAGCTCAACAGATTACTCAGTTGCGTCGAACTGGAGTGCGGGCACCGTCCCGGCAGCCGGGGAAAATGTGGTGATCCTTAATGGAACGGCCGATATCACGGCGGGACTGAGTCAACTAGCGGTGGAGCTGGCGGGCTTCGAAGTCGAGCGGGGGTATAATGGAACCATCGGCTCTAGTTCTGGGGACTTAAGCCTGTCGCTAGGTTCGGGCGATCACTTCAAGTTCGCCGGCTCGGGCGAGGCGTGGATTAACTTAGATGATTCGCCATGCAACGTACATGTTCGGCAGACGTTTGGCGCCCAGGACGGATACTACGGCCTGAATATCCGCGGTACGGCGATTGATAAACTCAACGTATACGATGGCAGCGTGGGTATCGGCAACGACCGAGGGGATATAACATCTGTGGCTAGTTTTCACGTCGGCGGGCCTGGCGCTATGCTGTACATACGGAGCGGCTGCGCTGTTACATCGGGAATCACGGTGCAAGATGGTGAAGTTTTGCTAGAGGGATCTACAGGTGGTAGTGGTGTTCAAGTCAGAGTGAACGGCGGGCTGTTTGAGTGCCGGGTTGATACAGGGTCGGGCTCTACCGCAATTAACGAACTGATAGTCACCGGCGGGACGGCAGTGCATAATTCTGAAGCGGTGATAACGACAGCGAGACTACACGGGGGCGTGTTGGACTTATCTAGGTCCGCGCAAAACAAAACAATCAGTAATCTCTACCTCGAGCCGGGCGGCTCGTACATATACCACCCGGCAAGCTCGGCGATTACGCACCAAGAATCTACGCAGGGCGGTGCGCTGTTCGTGAACGCAAACCAGGCGATGTAATGGCGACAGCTAAGAAGGTTGATAGCGCCAGTTGGCAACGGCTCACGGACTACGTCTACAGGCTTGAACACAGGCTGGCGGCGCTGGAGGGTGGCGGCCGCCGGCAGGCTCATCACGTCCCAGAAGATACGTTTCGATTTTCGAAGGTGGTGGGTGATGACATTGAAGCAGGTAGCGACGAGGAGATCAAAACGGGGAAGGTGCGGGAGTACATACGCAGCGGCGACGAGCTCGCGAATAAAGGGAGGGCGTTGACCGTCAACAACACGCTACCGGTGCCGTTTGAGAAGGGTGACAAGTGCATGAACCTGCGAGACACGACAGGCCAACAGCATATCTTTCCATACCCGCAACTGTTTGCACGCGTTGAGCTGTCTTCTGATTTGGAAAGCAATGGCACGGCCACGGCAAAGTTTCTCGACGCCGGCGATGACGACGACGACGAGATCGAGGTGCAAGATTACATGCTCAAGGATGATGAAAGCGTAACGTCTGGGCGCCTCGGCCTGGCTGTCTATCTCACAGACACCTGGTGGCTTATCGCGGTGCAGTGCGAGGAATAACCAAGGGAGCGTGATGTCTTACCGCTTTGCGTTCCGGGGGTGCTGTGGGCCGCGCGAGTCGTGGGGTGATGTCTACTATGGTAATGACCCAGCTAAGCAAAACTGGCAGAAAATCAAAAGTCTGTCTGAAGTTGGAATGTTCGCCGGTGGGGAGATTGAGTGGTATTATCCAACCGCGTACAGTGATCAGCGGTCGGAGGAGAGACAGCACAGGCACGGCGAAATCCAGTTATTCGTGTTGGGTGACGGGTCGAGCGTCTCATTCTTGCCATATGAATTCACGTCAAGAAACCCAGAGTCGATAAGCAGTTATCAAGGCTTCAAGCCAGAGGTAGTTGTCGCGGATAGGTATGGTGAGGTGTTGGGTGAGTTTATCGCACACTTGCCGGGGGGTCTGGGGTCGAATGACGGGGTTCGTAACTGGGACGGGGTGGACGTTGGTACGTATCCAGTGTCAGATTTGCGATCCCTCACCGTCACGTCAAATAATAAAATTGTTAGTGTTTGGACGTCCGCGATAAAGCTCACTACCGAAACAGATGACGAGTTGTTCGCGTGGGGCTCGTGGGCGCGGTTTCGCTACGGTCGTTGTTGGGTTCAGTGCCGAAGTCTAGACAACACTGTTGAGTGGGAAGTGCCAATCGAGCACGCTAAGATAAAGATGCGGGCGCCGCACATTGGCGAAACTTTACCAGCCGGAACGCCGAGGGTGGAGAGGCCAGGGTTGTTTCCGTTTTGGGTCCAACGCAACGAGTTCGGACAGCTAACGGGCACACCGGGCGAAGGCTATGCGCCGGTTTTGATTACAGCGGGACGGGACGGGGAAGTTATAATCTCAGTTGGCCACGCAGGGGCCGCGAACAATTACCGCTTACCTAACCACGAGGAAAGTATGCAAACATCCTTGTACCGGATGTTTTGCTTTGATAGCAGCGGGAACCAGAAGTGGCGGTCGGCGCCGTTTGACGGAGAACACATAGAGCCACCGTGGGTGGGCGATAGCTACCTGTTCGCGACGATGTACCCATCTCCCACTAAGCTGGCGTGTGACTCGGACGGCAACCCGTGGGCAGTAATCATAGATCGGCAGATAGGTGACACCCTGGCACTGTATAAGCTGAGCCGCGGCGACGGTAGCAAAATACTTAAGGTACTGTTAACGCAGCACACAAACGTTACTGATCTTGTACCAGACAGGGCGGGGGGCATGTACGTACACGGCGGCGGTACGTTAACCAAGTTCACGGCCTCGGGCAGCATCGCCTGGACGATGCCAGGCCATTCCGTAATAACCGGAATGGATCGCGTCTGTTCGGTGAGTTCCGACAACAAGACATTATGGGGCGTAGGCAGTGGTTTCCCGTTTGGTGATCGGCCGAGCCGGGTGCAACCGCGTAAAGAAGTGCCGGTGGGAGATGTCCAGCTACCTGTGTTCATCGACGTGTCTGGCGCTGGCCCGCCGACGATGGAATCCAGGTGCGGGGTGTTGTACGATGATGATCCGACACTCCCCGCTATGTTTGGGAGCTCATCGCCGGCGAAGATCTTAGGCTGGGCCGAGGTTGTTAAATGCTTTCCCGGTGAGCCGGCGCCGTTCGGTTAAACGCGAGCGCTTCCTGTCGTGTCGGCTGTCTACGGAAACGGAAAAAGAGAGCAATAAAAAAAGGCCGGCACTGCAATGCCGGCCGGATATCAACCCCCCCTTAAACACAGAAAGGTAGCTGATGAAGAATCTTAGCACCAATATCATAGACAGTCAAGATACTTCGCACTGGGGACAAAAGGGACAAATGTCCCCGGTCGGTTGGTATAACCACGACAATGTGTCTTTCGATCATTCGGCATCGCTTGCCGAACACCTGAGAAAATCCCTTACCGGCGTTGCGTTGCGTGTTGTGTTGCGTCCTTTTAGTCGTCTTGATGGTGTTCAGCTTGCGCGTTCGATCATTCGGCATGAACTGGTCGGTCGGTCGGTCGGTCGGTCGGTCGGTAATACCGTAGACGTTGACTACC